TCTTAGCGAGTTTAATAGAGAAGGATTTCACTTTTGTGTAAAAAATAATAAAGTTCAACTTAAACAATATCAACGTTGTATGAAAATAAATTCAAAAAAACAAATCAATTCTATTTTAAAATGTTATGTAAGAGAAAAAGATATAATTAAAAAAGATAATATAAGACTCATTGCTAAAAAATTTAGAATTTTAAGGAGAAAGTGATATGAAAGATATAGGTTATGGAAATAGTATTATAAGAATTCAAAAATCTGAATATAAAAATAAAACTTATATTGATATTAGAAAATATTATTTAGATGAAGAAACTAAAAAATTCAAACCAACAAGAAAAGGAATTACCATTCCAATTGATATTGCTGAATCTGTATTGAAAGCTGGACTTGAGGTCTTTGACAACTTATAATAGTATATATGTATATATAAGTAAGTCTTGACATACTAAATATAAATATTGAGTATAGTGTAGTAATAGTGATATAGAGTATATAACTACTTAGTATATAATAATACTACTTTACGTTACTATTCGTATCTTCTACGAAGATACTCATAGAAATAATACGTTATCAAAGATAACGTAGAAAAATGAAATTCCATTTTTCAAACAAACATTTGCATGATTCTAAAACTGGGCAGAGCCCGTATCCAATATGACTCAGAATTTGAGCATTTTGACTTATTAAAAATAAATGACAGTATTACTTGACACACCACTATGAAATGTGATATAATCAAATAGAAGATAAAACAAAGGGAGGATAGATGACTTATATACCTTATGTCCGCACGAAGCCAAAGAAGAGTCATTACATAGCAACACATCAGAATAAATTACGAAGATTAGAAAAAAGATATAAAGAATTATATAAAGCGAGCGAGAAAGCTGAGAAAGCTGGAAAAGCTCGCTCTTCTTTTTTTCATAAGAAATTTCCAAAGTTGGAAGTTTATATGGCAACAATAAAATTAAAAGAGATTCCAAGAAATGAATAAAAATAAAGAAGTAATATGTGCAAACTGTAAATATAAAGATAAAATAATTAAGTTCATTGTTGATTTGGAAACTATACTCGTATGTCCTAAATGCGGGCAAAGATGTATAAAGGAGATTTAAAATGAAAACCAATTCAAGCGTAGGCCAAAAGTATAAGCTAACAGAAATAAAAGAGAGAGAACCTTTTTCTATAGGTAAATTTGTTTCAGGTATGTTTGGATTGTTTTCTCCAAAAGATTGGGGAAAAGATATTGCTTCATTGTTTAATATAAGAAAGCTAATTATATTTGCCATAATTGTTGTATCGATTTTTGGATATGGCTGGTATACCGGGAGAGCGAATCAACCTCTCAAGATTGATATAGGAGACTATAAAGAATCTTTTATCAAACTACATGACGATACAGTGCTTCATATAGATGAAAATGGTAACGTTACAGTAGAAGATAAAGATGGCAATGTTTTAAAGAGATTGAAAGCAAAAGATTTAGATGGTCTTAGAAAACAACTTAAACCTTTCGGCTTTATATTAGAGCCAATTGCAGTAGTGGGAGGAAGCATAGGAACAGACGGTTCACTTGCTGGCGAAGCTGGAGTTGGAATCAGTTGGTTTAAAGCTTGGAAGCTCAGATTAGACAGTATCATAACAACTGCTGGTATATACCCTCTTGGAGTATCGTATAAGCTCGATGGCATAGGTTTAGATAACTCAGCAGTAGGTATAGCTGTAGGCACTGGGTATAATAATTTTCTTGAAGACAAAAGAATAATGGCTTACTTCAGTATAAGATTTTAAAATAAGGAGATAACTAATGTTGACTTGGGGAAAAGTAATAGTTTTGATAATTTCAATATTAGGAATCTGTAGTTGTATTATGACTTGTGATGTTATAATCATTAAAGAAATAAAAAAATTGAGAAAGTCAATAAAATTTGTTTTAGAAGAGATTGAAGATTATAGAAACGATGTTAAAGAAGAAAGCAAAACATAATGCCTAACTTTCAACAATGTAATCGTTGTAAATTAACTTTACCTATGCAATATCTTACAACTGTTTCAGCAAGAAATAAATCTGGTAGAGTTAAACCTGTCAGAGTATGTAATGCTTGTATTGCTATCATCATAAAAGAGCAATCAGAAGCAAAATAAATTATTTTCAAAAGATGACAATATTACTTGACAACGAACTTAGAATCATGATATAATAGACTAAAGGAGAAAGAGATGAGCGATATAAGATTATCAGAAAAAGAACAAAAACTTCTTGATTACATAACAACAAGAAAAGAAAATATAACTTCTGAATTAATTAAAGTAGAGTTAGGCGAAGAGTATCTCGGAGCTATTGGCAAGCTAATACGATATGAATTAATATATAGCGAAAAGAAAAAGTTAGATGTAGATACAACTATGAATAAATACGGATTCAAATATACGAAATGTTATATGATAAAAGAAAAGGAAGAATAATATGCCTTATATAAATAAAGATGATGGAAGAAGAGAAGCTTTAAGAAAAGGCGATAGAGCATTATTAGCAGGTGAATTAAATTATCAAATATTCTATCACGTAAAACATCATCAACAAAAACATGCCGAAGCTTTAATTAGACAGTTTATATGTAATTTTGTAGGTCAAAAACCAAATTATCAAAAATACAATGACCTAACTGGAGCTGTAATGTGCTGTTATAAAGAAATAAAAAGAAGATTAAAAACAGATGCCGATTTCTTGCTTACTATTTTAGATAATTATGATAATGAAATGGCACTTTATGAAAACACAAAAATAGAATCTAACGGAGACGTAGAATAATGAATTATAAAGGTGGCAAAATACTGAAAAAATGTTTATATTGTGGGAAAGAGTTTAAAGTATATTCATATAGAAAAGATTCAGCAAAATACTGCTCAACTAATTGTCATAATAAATTTGGAGTTACATTAGAAACTCGTAAAAAGTTAAGTGAAGCTGGCAAAGGGAAAAGACCTTATAATTATAAAGAAATAAGACTTGGCAGTATGGGAAGAATGTTAGTTCATGATAAATGCGATAAAACACAATACAGATATAGAAGTTTAGTTGAAAAATTTATAGGAAGAACGTTAGATATATTAGAACATATTCATCATATAGATGAAGATAAAAAGAATGACAAGTTAAATAATTTATTTATAACTTCAAATAGTCATCATAAAAAAATTCATCATTTAGCATATAATTATTTAGTTAAGACAGGACAAATCAAACAATATTTTGAACATGTTAAAAAAGAGCATGATATAATAGGTTATCATGTGTCTGAAATGCTTGAAGGAGGTGATGCTCAATGATAGGTATAAAGAATATTAAATTATTTTATACCTACCTTTGACGGTAGCCGGCGCAATTGAATTCGCTAAGAAAGACGGTGGTGTGCTTTGGAGAGACGCTATAACTCCGGCATTAGATGAGACTGGTATATACGTTCAGGACCCATGTAAGACGGAGCCACTTGTTACTGACATGACTGTAATGGAAGCCCAAGAGAAATTCAATGCTTGGATTGGCTCTGGGCACTATGATAAATTTAACGAAAAATTTGCGAGAGTAGTTACGAAAGATTTACGCATGGTTCATAAAAGCGATTTTGTTATAGTTCATTTATTTCCCGATATTCCAACAACAGGAACTATTCATGAAATGGCTGAAGCTTGGAGATTGCATAAACCGATATATCTTATATGGTCTGATGCAAAAACTAAACTTTCAAAATGGGCATTATATCTTGTTATAGATTCTGGAGGAAAGTTATTTGATAATAAAAAGCAATTGACTGATTTTCTTACTATAAGATATGATAGAAAAATACAAAGTTTAAGAGTTAAAATTGTTCAATCAATTAAAGCTGTATTTAGATTGATAGAAGAACACATATATCTATATACTTTAAATAAAAGTAAAAGAACATTAAAAGAATTACAAGAATCTAAACCAGAAGCTCCAACAGGGCGCCTTATAAAAGACGGCGCTATAACAAAGGAATAATACATTATGTCTTATCTATGTCTTTGTGATATTTGTCAATCGGTTGTTAAAGTTGGAGATAAGAAGTATATTTTAGGACTTAACACAACTACTCAGGAAGAGTCAGAAACAAACCCATATAATGCTTACGAAGAAGATAGAAATCCTTTAGAAGATATTATGGCGAGAATGCAAAAAAGGTCTAAAACTATTAAATTAGTAGAAATATGCGAAAACTGTAAAAAAGTATTTGACCATTTTGTTGCTTTAAGAATAGACGAAGTTAAAAAAATATCAGATAATCTTGAAAAAATAGAAAAAGGAGAACAAAAAAATGTCCAAGGCAAAGAAAACAACTGATACAGGAGTAATTAGAAAGTTTGAATCAGGCGCAACAAGAGACACGTCAGTAGGGAAATATGATTATGAAGGATTCTATTCTCCAATAGTTGTTGAAAGATTTGCTGAATATATGCACAAACACAGAAAACAATCTGATGGAAGTTTAAGAGATTCTGATAATTGGCAAAAAGGTATTCCGATGGATGCTTATATGAAATCATTATGGAGACATTTTATGGATTTATGGAAAGAGCATAGAGGATATAAAAGCAAAGACGGCATAGAAGAAGCTCTCTGTGCCATACTATTTAATATTCAAGGTTATTTATATGAATACTTGAAAAAGAAGAAAGGATAAGATGATGGACAACGAAAAAGAGACAATAGGATATTGTATCTATTGCAAATCTGAGATTTATGATAAAGATGATTACGTTGTCAGACAAAATAATAAATATCACACAGCTTGTTATGACCTCATTGAGAGTGATAGTTTTGGTATTGATTTAGATTCGTTTGACGAAACTGAAACAGATTCTAAATAGAGAGAACATTAATGAAAAAACTCTTAGATTATATAGTTAATAATTTTGATAGAAAGGAGAAAGTGTGAAAATGAAAGGACGTCAAATTACTCTATCTGATAGAGACAATTCTTCTCAAGAATCGTTTGATAAAATCTTACGCAAGTTTAAGAAATTAACACGTGATTGGGATATTATAAGACAATACAGAGACCATTCTGTATTTGTGAAACCCAGCGAGAAAAAACGTAAGAAGAGAATGGCCGCACAACGCAGTAACAAGAGGAGAACAGAAAATGGGAAACAAACGAAGAAGAGATAGATGTAAATATCATATAATCGGACAATATTACAAAAATGGAGAAATGATTAATTTTTGTATAGCCGATGAAATATCTGAAGACGCAGATGGCAAAATATTTTATCAAAACTGTCCTACGTGTGGCAGTAAAATAACAGAAAACATAAAAACTTATCAAATGAGCAATATGAGTCAAGATAAAGTTATTAAAGAAGAAAGACTCGAAAATAATCGAAAAGTCAAAATAAAAAGGAAGATATGCAGAATTCCAAAGAGACAAAGCAGGTTAAAGAAAAAATAGTCGTATTGGATTGGAATGTATTTGTCCACATGGCGATATTTGGCGCCCGGCACGCAGGCAGTATGCCATCTACTTATGTTGGATTAAATATGATTGTTTCTTGTCTCAAAAAAATCGGAATTGAACCTCAAGATACCATTTATTTAGCTTGCGATTTTCTTAAAAGCTGGAGAAAACAATACGCAGAAGAATATAAAGCTAATCGTAAAGCAATGAAAGAATCTTATACTGATATTGATTGGAAGAAAGAATATAGTGCGTTTAATCAGCTCTTACAGAATTTAGATAATGGAACTGATTGGATAATATTAAAAGGGGAACATCTTGAAGCAGATGATTTAGCTTCCTATATAGTAAGAAATAATAAAGACAAAGATATTGTTTTATGCACAATAGATTCAGATTGGCAACAGATGTGGGCAGTTAGTGATAAGGTTAAAATTTTTAGTCCTAAAATGAAGCCAAGACGTTATAAAATTAAACCAGCAAAATACAATTTCGCAGTTGAACTTGCAAAGAAAATTCGCTGTGAGAAAGCGGATAATTTAATATCTAAGATAGTTACTGAAGAAGATTACGAAACAAGAAAAATGTTAGTTGATTTAACCACTCTTCCTGGTTTTATAGATAAACAAATTGAAACTGTTTTTAAGAATTTGAAAGAAAAAATCGAAATAAATATTAATCATGTTCCATTCGGAAATTTAAGAGAAAAGATAGAAACTCTTTATAATGAACAAGAATCAATTGTTACTTATGATTGGTCAGTTGGGTTTGAAGAAAGAAAGAAAAAAAGATTAGCTAAAAAAAGAAAAGGAGAAAAGTAATGGATAATATATTTAAAGTAGCATATAAGAAAGGCGCAAAGCATTTATTAAAAATAGAACAAGAGGGTAAAGATATTTGGATGAATACCACTGAAGCTGTTTATAATTATGCTAAAGAAAATTTTGAAGATGGTGATAAGATAGGGATAGAATATACTAAAAATGGAAAACTCTATCATGTTACAAGAGTAAATAAAGATGGTGATAGTGTAGAGAAAGAAGCAGAAAAAGCTGAAGAAGTTGTTGAAGAATCTAAAGAAGAACAATCTACTAAAAAAGAAGGTTATTTCTGTGAAGATTGCAAAAAAGAATTAAAAGATGATAAATATAAAAAGTGTTATGACTGTAATCAAAAGACTCCTTCAAAAGGTAAATATACTCAGAAGAGTCCTGAAGTTCAGATGTCAATTAAAACACAGTCAGCTTATAAATGTGCTTCGATAGCAATTCAAGTCTTTACCGGCCAGATTGCAGATATAGCGACTTTAAAAATTCAATTAGATGACTTAGCACAACATATTCTAAAAACATTCTAACAGGAGAAGATATGACTAAGAAAAAAATAATAAAAAAACCAGTAAAGAAGAAGAAAAAGATAGTGAAAAAAATAAAAAAACTATCTTACAGAAACGAGATAAAGATAGACCAAATTTTATTGCATAATAGACAAATATTTCTTTCAGGAGTAATAAATACTGAAAAAGCACATGAAGTAGTTACTACAATGACTGCTTTAAATGCATATGATGTTGGTAAACCTATAGTGCTTTGGATAAATTCACCGGGTGGTTCAATATACGATGGTTTTGCTATTATTGATTGTATGATTTCTATGCAATCTCCTGTAATTACTATAATAAATGGTATGGCCGCTTCTATGGGAGGAATAATCTCAATATTTGGCGCACAGAGATATATGACTCAAAATTCAGTCTGGATGGCTCATGATATGGCTTGTGTGAATTTTGATTACGTTACTAAAGTAAAAGACAGATTTCAAAATAGTGAAATATTACAAACAAAAGTCATGAAAATGTTTAGAGAAAGAACTAAACTAACAGAAGAAGAGTTAGAGAAATCAAGACATGGAGAGTTATGGTTATACTCAGAAGAATGTAAAAAGAAAGGCATTATAGAGGAGATTCTGTAATGAGAAAGGAGTTAATTATGAAGAATTGTAAAGTTGGTAGAATAATATTGATTCTACTTCTTGCAGTTAATATGATTGCATTAGGTAGTTTATCTTATATTAATTACAATCAAGTAGGATTTATTATAATGCTAGAAAATAAAATAGACATACTTGCTCAATATCAAGAAGAAAGAATTCAAGAAATAGAAGATTTAGTTTTAATTGTTATGAGAAGTATTGTCAATATAGATAATCGAGGTGAAAAAGTTGAAACAGAAGTTATTGTTATGAAACAATATCAAAAACAATTAGAAAAAAAGATTAATTCTAAAAAATCTATAGATTTAGAAAATGTAGATAAGATAAAAGAAGCGAATGTATTAATTCGAAATGTAACTGTTGGGTGTCTCGGTGCTGGAACTCACATCAAGATAGATGGAGAAGATTATGTTCTTACAGTAGCACATTTAATAGATACCACTCAAGAAGACAATCTTCTATATATAGTATCTGATTCTGGAACATCAGTCAAAGCAGAAATAGTAAGCTTTAATACAGAAAAAGATTTAGCATTGCTGAAAGTTTCTCAACTAAAACATACAGCTTATCTTGAAATATCTGAAGTATCTCCTAAACAAGGAAGTGAAGTTTTAGTAATTGGTAATCCCTCAGGTATGGTAGATATGATAACAGATGGAATTGTAACTAAGATAGATAACGTTGGATATTTTATAATAACTAATAAAGTATATTTTGGTAATAGTGGAGGCGCTTTGCTGTATAAAGGAAAAATAGTTGGAGTTTTAAGTCAGCTTATTCCATTAAGTAATCTAAATCCTTTTGGAATTATTACTCAGAATTATGGTAGAGCTGTGAGTTTAAATGAAATTCAAAAGTTCTTGAAAGAGGCGTTACTATGAGTCGTTCTAACAGAGCAAATGGACAGTTTTACAGAAAATTAAGATTGAATAAAGAGATGATGGATGTTATAAAATATTTTAGAAAAATAAAAAAATATATGATGGCTGAGAGAGAAGGCGAGAATAACAAAAGATGAATAGAAAAAAACTCAAATCTTTTATGCTTAAAAGTAATAAAATAGAAGGAGAAAATAGACTTAATCCCGATGATATGAAAGCTATTGAGTATGTTTTATTAGGAATAGAAGATATTAGTGATTTATTAACTATACATTCTTTACTTGGAAAATATTTAAATAAAAATTGGGTTGGTAAATGGAGAACTTGTCAAGTATATGTTGGTAACCACGTGCCACCTCATCATCAAGAAATTCCTCGTTTAATGAAAAGATATATGAGTAATTTTGAAAATATGGATTCTTTTGTAGCACATAACGAATTTGAAAGAATACATCCATTTCAAGATTTAAATGGCAGAGTGGGAAGATTGATATGGTTATCTAAAGCAGTCGAGGAGGGTTATACATTTAAAATTTCATTTTTACAAATGTATTATTATCAAACTTTAAATGCTACACAAAGAAAGCAATATTAAATGAGTTATAAATCAAAAAGCAATTATAGAATTAATTTTTGTATGAAAGCAGATTGTATTAATCGTAATAAGAAATGTGATAAATGCATAAAGTTTAATTATTATGAAAAGAAAAATCGTAACTAATATAAAAGAGCTTAGAAAAAAAAGCGAAATCTGTTCTTTTGCTGAAGCTCAAGACATTATTAAAGATTTAGAAGATAGTTTAGATATAGAAAAAGGAATAGGATTATCAGCTATTCAAATTGGTATTCCTAAAAGAGTTGGGATTATTAGATATGGAGAGACAAAAGTAAATCTGATTAATCCAATTATATTAGAAAAATTTGACAAATTCCGTATGAAATCTGAAGGTTGTTTAAGCTTGCCCGGCATTCATCTTGACACTCTACGCTATAAAGAAATTGTTCTTGATAATGACAGTATAAAATATTTCTTTGATTTATTGGAAATAGATGGAATTGTTACAATAGCAATACAGCATGAGATTGACCATATGAACGGTAGATTAATTTTAGATTCGAAATGGAGAAAACGATGAATAAAATAGCATTATTTATAGGTTTAGAATATATTTATTTTTGGTTTGTAATTATGTTATCTATAATGGTTCATGAATTAGGACATCTGCTTGTTGCTTTATGGTGCAAAGTGCCAGTAGAAACTTTTTGCATTGGGTTTGGTAAACCTGTTATTTGGAAAAGAAAATGGAAAGGTATAACTTGGCAAATCACACCATGGTTACTTGGTGGATATACTTCTTTATATGGAGAGACAAGTATAAAGAAAAAGAAGGGATATTTAGCTCAAAGATGGTCTAAAAAAGTAGCTATATTATTAGCGGGAGTTACTATGAACTTTCTTTTAGCTTGTATATGCTATTTGATAATGTATAAATCAATCATAACAGGATTAAAAATAGATTTTACTTTTATGAAGATTTTATTTACAAGAGACTATATGTCTTTGATATATCTATTAGAGCATTACAAAATTAACGTTTGGTTGCTTCAAATAAGTTTTATTAATCTATTTTGTTTAGTAACTAACATATTACCATTACCATGTCTTGACGGTGGGCTTATTTGGCTGGCGTGGTTTGAAAAATTATTTAAGAAAAAGAAAGATTTCGAAAATTTTAATAATAAAGTTAATAAGATTGGGTTTTGGTTTCTTATGTTAGCTCAAGGAGCCATTATTGCTTACTTTATATTATCCAGATAAAAAAGGAGGTATGTTATGAGAAAAACGACAAAGAATAAAAGAAGAACAAAATGCTCTTATGAAAAATGCACAAAGGAGAGATTCAGAAAAAATTTAGGTTATTATTATAAAGGAAGATATTATTGCAACGTGGGGCATGCAATAAGAGCAAAAAAAGAAAAAGCTATTACAAAAAATGATTAATCAAAAATTATTTGAAGATATTTTAAAAGAAATGAAATCTCTTCTTCATTTCAAAGAAGACATCTTTTGTAAAAAAGATAATAGAATAAGAGGAGCTTCCGTTAATTTATACACATATACAGATGGCATGAAAGAAGAATGTTATATGTTGACTTACAATCTTAAAAGATTTAAAAATAAATCAGATAATCTAATTGCAATAGCTCATGAATTAGGTCATATAAGAAAGAAGCATTTAACAACTAATCATTATTTGACTTTAGTAGAAAAAGAATATCAAGCAGAGGATTTTGCTTTAGATGTTATACAAAAAACATTATAATTCTTATTATTTAAGAGCTATAGATTCTCTTCTTGAATATATAAATGGAGCTTGTAGTGTATATGCTACAGCGTTTCAAAGATTATATGATGAAAGGTGTGGTGATGGTATTGAAGAAAAGCGATAGAAGAAGACTTAATAAAATAAGAGACGAATTTGGTAGAGGATTTAGTTGTTTGAGTCAGATAAAAAAAGGCGTAGTTATTTTCGGTTCTGCAAGAACAGATTCAAAAGATAAATATTACAAACATGCTTATGATTTATCATATAAATTAGCTAAGAAAAATTATAGCATTATAACAGGCGCAGGCAGAGGAATTATGGAAGCTTGTAATAAAGGCGCTTATGAAGCTGAAGGAGTTTCAGTAGGACTAAATATAGAACTTCCTGAATTTCAAGATAAAAATGATTATATAAATAATTATATTTGTTTTAAACATTTTTATACCAGAAAAGTAATGTTTGCTAAGTATTCATTTGCTTCAATAGCCATGCCAGGCGGATATGGAACTGTTGATGAAATATTTGACCAATTAGCTATATTACAAAATGAAAAGATTCCACCAAGACCGTTTATATTATTCGGAAGTGAATATTATAAGGGATTATTAGATTGGATGAATTATCTCAAAGAACAAAAAAAGATTAGTCAAAAAGATTTAAATTTATTTAAAGTAACTGATGATATAGATGAAGCTATTGCTATTATAGATAAAGAGCATAATGCAATAAAAAAGAGATTCTTTATATAATGGAGAGTTTATGAAAAGAGAATTAGAAAACATAAGATTCGCTGTTGAGATTGAAGTGGAATTTTCTACAGAAAAAGATAGCTGGGATTTAATACAGCGTAATAAAGTTATCTCAGGTTGGGAAATGGATTATGATGGCTCTCTTAACAACGGCGCTGAATATAGACCATGTAAGAAAAATAAGCTCTATTTCAATGAAGAATCTTTGATGCAGATTCAAGAAATAATAGGACTTATAAAAGTTCACAAAGGCAAAATCAGACCCTCATGTGGACTTCATATTCATGTAGATATGGGAAATTTTGATAACAAAGAAATTACAAAAATAGTGAAGTCATTTATAAAAAAACAAAACAAAATAATTAAAGATTTTAAAGTTTTAAAAGTAAGGTTAGAAGAACAAAGAAAAATACCTCATAAGATTATAAAAAGATTGAATTATTTTATAATTAAAGCTATCAAAACAGGCAAAACTACCGCTGAAGATTATTTTGATGAAAGAGATTATTTGCTCAATCTACAATCATTACAAGAACATAATACTTTAGAATTCAGATTATTTAATGGAACTATTCAATTTAGCAAAATCACACGTTATATAAAATGGGCAGTGGAATTCTGTATAAAAAATGCATAATAAAAAAATACCATTTATAGTAGCACTACTTTGCATCTTGCAATATGCTAATCAGGGAATTAGCGGTCTGCCAAGTCAATGTATATACTATCTTACACGTGAATCTTGGGGTTTATCAGCTACTATGTTAGGTCTAATTAGTTGGATTGTAGGAGTAGCATGGTATTTCAAGATTGTATTCGGTTATTTTGTAGATAATGTATCTATCAAAGGAAAGAGAACTACTTATTATTTAATTGGTAGTTGTGCTTTAATATTATTGAGTTATTTATATATAATTGTATTTGGTCTAAATTTATTAGCGTTAATAATAACTGGCATAATAATCAATATTGGTATTGCTTTTGCAGATGTATCAGTTGATAGAGAGATGGTAATTACAGAAAAGAAACTAAATTTAAAAGGACGTTTACAATCTCTTCAATGGTCAAGTTTAGGTATTGCAGGTCTTGTTGTAGCTCTATTGGGAGCGTTTATAGCTAAGTATTTACCAGAACACATCAATTACAGAGTAGCTTATCTTTTAGCTGGGATTATACCTTTGTTTATGTTGTTTTATATAATAACTAAATTTAAAGAGCATAAGAGTCGTAAGAAAAATAAGATAAAAGTTTTAGAGACCTTAAAGAGCAATATTAAAAAAATAAAAAACAAACGCCTGCTTATAGGACTTCTATTTGTAGCTTGTTTACAGTTCTGTCCTTCGTTCGGGACAGCTTTAATGATAAGATGCAGAGAAGTATTGCAAGTTGATAAACTCTTCTTAGGATACTTGGGAGCGATGGGAACTGTTCTTGGTGTAATAGGTTACTTTATTTATTATAAATGGGCTTATCGATTTCCAATGAAAAAACTATTATATTTTATGGTAATATTTTCAGCAGTAACAAATCTATTTTATCTCTACTTGCCAAATCAATGGGTATTAGTAGTTTATAATATTGCTTTTGGTGCATTTGGGGGTATTACTTTTATGACTTTATTAGCATTTTTTGTTAAAATTATTCCTTCAGGAAGCGAAGCATTCTTTTATGCACTTGTAACTTCTGTTTCTAATTTCTGTGCCAGAGGCGGTAATTTCTTTGGAGGTGTGATATTTGATAAATTCGGTTATAATGCTAATGTGATTATTTCAAGCGTGGCAACTCTGATGTGTTTATTACTTATACCACATCTAAGAATAGAAGATTTAAAGGAGAGTGATTGTTAATGATTAAAATTATAGTTAATGATGAAAAAATTGTATATGAAGAATTAAAAATATTATTCAAAGAAATGAATAATTCAGACAAATATGATTCTGCTAAAATATTTTACTACAAGGTAAGAAATAAAGATAAAGAGATAAATGCTATGAAGCATTCTACTTATATTACTGCTCGTAGGCAAGAAGATAATAAATTAATAGGTATAGTCAGAATAAAAGGAGATTCTACTTATGAATATTATATAAGCGAAGTAATGGTTATTCCTTCTTTTCAAGGTCAAGGTATAGGAGGAAGATTAATGAAAGCTACTTTAGAGTATTGTAAAAAAGATGGATTTATGTCTATCTTTTTAACATCGGCTAAAGGCAAGAAAAGTTATTATAGAAAATTTGGATTTAAAATTACTGATTTTAATGTAATGAGCATTTTGCCAAAGAATCTGAAAGATAAGAAATAGGAGACTATCATGCAATTAACAGATATTTTAGGTTGGGTAGCTAATATTGGATTTATTTTGGGTTCCTTTCTTATAGCAAGAAAAAAAGTTTCTGGGTTCGCATATTTTGGTATAGCAAATGGAATATATATTTGGCTGGGTGTGTTATTCAAGTCATCAAGTATAGTTGCTATTTCTGTATATCTACTTGCTATGAATGTTTATGGTATTATAAACTGGCGAAAGACTCAAAAGGAGAATATAAAATGAAGAAAAAATACAAACTTCTTTCACATAAAACACTCATGAGAAGTTTTAAAAGAGAAAGAAAAAGAAGAAAACGTCATCCAATTTTATATTTCATACGAGATTCTTATTATAGCGTAATACGTTATATTGATATGATTCCTTTAAATATAAAATCATTTATACAGAGAGGAAAAAAAGGGTATGCCGATTCTGATGTTTGGGGTTTTGCTTATTACTTGTCAGATGTTATCGAACACGGAGTTAGAAAATTAAAGAAAGATGGAGATGGTGGCTCTGGCCAATTAACAGAAGGTCAATGGGTTGATATTTTAAATAAAATTTCTTATACTTTTTATCTTGCTAAAAAAATGAGTATAAATGAGGTGTTTTTGATTAGAAATAAAAAGAAACGAGTAAAATGGGATAAGTCTCTTGAAAAACTTAATAAAAAATACGATAACAATGATAGATGTATGTCAGCTCATGAAATACGAGAATATGATGAGGGGTGGAAATTGTTTAGAATGTATTTCTTCTCATTGTGGGATTGATATAACTTGTTTACCTATAAGAACTTAAATTATTTTAATTAATTGACAGTATTACTTGACAGTAAGATATAACTTATGTTATAATGATAATAGACAAAAAAAGGAGTCAAAAATGTCATATAATAAAGAAACTAAACTATTAAAAGATTTAGTAGATATTCCTTCGCCCAGTGGATTCGAAAGACCACTATCAGAATATATCAAAATAGAACTACTCAAATACTTACCTCGGACAAGAGTTGAAATTGATTTTCATAATAATGTTATTGCTACTATCAAAGGCAAGACTGATAAAGTAGTTGTAATAGACGCTCATCAAGACCAACTTGGATTTTTAGTGAATAATATTGATAAAGGTGGGTATATTAGTTTAATTGCTATTGGAGGTCATGATACTTCTCTATTAAGAGGCAGAAAAGTGTCGATTTTGACTTCTCATAATAAAGTTATAAAAGGAGTAATAGGAACTAAACCTATTCATTTGATTGATGATGAAACAGATGAATTGCCAAATAGAACATCAGACGTAACTTTAGATGTCGGAATTAGAAAAAGAAAACAAGTAGCATCTTTGATTTCAATAGGAGACCCTGTTGTTTTAAGTCCAGAATTTGATAGATTAATAGATGGATATTATACAGGTTCAGGATTTGATGATAAAGCTGGGTGTTTTATTTTAATTGAAACAATAAAAACTATTATGCGTAAACGTTTAAAGTCATTACCAACTCTTAAATTTGTATTTACTTCACAAGAAGAAGTTGGGTGTAAAGGCGCTAAAGAGATGGCTTATAGATTTAAGCCAGATTTATTTGTAGGAGTTGACGTTACATTTGCAACAGACCAATCAGATGTAGATGAGAGAAGAACAGGAAGATGTCTTCTTGAGAAAGGTTTAGCTATATATAAAGGTATTAATATTCATCGTAAATCAGTTGACTTGTTAGGTTATGTTGCTAAAAATAAAAAAATTCAAGTTCAATATTTAGCTACTTCAGATGCCGGTGGAACAAATGCTAAGTCAGTTGCTAATTTATATGGTGGAATTAAGATAGTAGATTTAGGCATTCCTTTAAGAAATATGCATTCTCCTGTTGAAATAATCAATATGAAAGATTTAAAAAACGGAGCAAGATTGTTGACTGAATTTTTATGTGATAGAAGATTAAACGGAATACTTGAAAAATAGTAAAAAGGAGAAATAACATGGGATATAATGGTCCAAAAAAAGATGGCAGTGGAAAAGGAAGAAGAGCTAACAAAGGTAGGGGTGGTTGTAAAAGAACTAAAAAATCTGGCAAGGGAAGAAAATAATGAAATTAACTATACTTGATAGAATAATGCTTAAAAGAATACTTCCAAAAAATAGCGATTTTGCTACTTTAAGAGTAACAAGAGAAATGACAAAAAAACTGAGTTTTAAGCCAGAAGAATTAAAAGAATATAAAATCAGAACGGTTACAAATCCAGACGGAAGTAGTCAAATAGTCTGGGACAAGAAAGCTCATAAGCAAGTAATAGATATTAAACTTGTAAGAACAGAAAGAGAAATAATTATTAAACAATTAGAAGAATTAAACAAAACAAAAACTGCTAATGAAAGACATTTAGATTTATATGATAAGATTAAGTTATTTCACGAATCATTAAAGAAACAAGAAAATAAGGGAAAATAATGATAAGAACTGTAGTTGGAATTTTATTAGTAATAACTGGCATATTTGACGCTTATAAATATACTTGGCAAGCAAGGCGTATTATCAAAGTCAAATCAGCTAAAGGACAATCACGTAAATTCACAAATGCCGCTATTATAAATGATTTAATGAGAATAAGTTATTCTGTAATTATTAATGATTTATATTTATTCGCTATCAATGCTTTGGCGCTAACATGTATGTTGTATTTGTTCTATGTAACTTATGTTTATTATCCTTATCGTAGAAGAGGATTGAATGGGTTTAAAAGACCTAATATAGTTCTATATGCTATTAACAGTTTATTGCCTAATCGAATTCGTAAACGATTATAAGGAGATTGAAGATGAAAAATAAAAAGGTAGAGATAATTAAAGTAGATGATAGTAAAGAATGTTATATATGTAACGAAACAGGAGAGATGGAAAGACCGGGGAATATACACTGTCCTAAAATATATAAAAAAATAACGTGTAGAGCTTGTCATGGCTCTGGCGTATTTAATGAATATCATTATATACACATTGTAGGTAACTTGGCATTTGGAGGGGACTCTTTAAAATAAAAAGGACGTGCAACTTTGAAACTACTCAAATTTATAAAGAATATAATAATAAATCTAATATTAGCTATTATTTTTGCTATGTTAATATTTATAGATACAACGAAACAAACAATAAGGGAGTTTAGAGAATGAAATATTGGCAACGTTATCTGACAAGTGCTTTTTTCTTGCTTGCTCTTCCTCATATAATACACGAAACTCTAAAATATTATAATCCTAAACAAGATAGATTTTGGGAGTGGGTTTTTGTTAATTTTGAATATGAGTGGAATTACATATCTAATGCAGGAGAAGAGAGATAAAAATTTTAAAAGGAGATAGTTATAATGCATAAACAAATTATTGAAAGTAAGTTATTGGATTACTTAAAATTAAAAGGTATTAAAATTACTAAAAAAGGACCCACTGTAATAATTGATTGTCCTCTTTGTGATGCAAAACAAATGTGTATAAAAATACCTAATATACACAAATTCAATTGTCATGCATGTAATCAAAAGATGAATATTTTTGATATAGCTGGAAAATTAGAAATTAAATATTCAACTATAGAAAAAGAACAGATTCATTATATGAAACAATTATTAGAAATTGACATAGTTACTTCTGTAGATGAGCAAAATATAGAAGAACTGTTAAAATTTTATAAAGACAATAATTTTGATTTAGTTGCAATAGCCAAGAATCAAAAAATTCCAATTGAAACTGGCTGGACAAAGAAAGAACATAAAGATATTGTGGAATGGAAGAGATGGTTAGTTGACGGTCTTAATGTAGGAGTTAAAACAGGAGTTATGAGTGGCATTACTATTCTTGATATTGACCAAAAACCTATCCCAGAAGATATAAAGAAACTAATGGGTAAGACACTTATGCAGGAAAGCACACATGGTTATCATCTATTCTATAAATATGAATCTGATTTACCAAAGACTCGTATAGACGAATATAAAATAGATTTAGAAAATGACGGTGGTCAAGTTGTAATAGCTCCATCTAAGATTGATAATATAGCACGTAAAATAACTATAAATCCTATAACCAAAATGCCCGAAGAATTAAAGAAACTAATCAAAAGTAAAGTCACCGTTGCTCGCCCGACAGTAAGTGAAGATATAAGAGAAGCTATCAACTCTGGGTCTTTTAAGATAGACCCTAAAGAGTTTGACTTAATAAATAAAGGATTAGAAGGATGTCGTAATTCTTCATTTACAAAGTTAGGTGGAATTTTTAGAAAGCAGTTAAATATCAAACAGACAGGTTATGTGCTTCATACTCTAAATAAGCATCTATTAGCTAACCCAATGAATCCTAAAGCTATAAATGATATGCTTAGACAATTAGATAAATATGTTAAATTTGATGAGACAGAGTTAGCTCATGAAATAGTTGATTATTTAAAAAATGTTGAAGAAGCAAACAGAACAGAAATAGCCATGGCAGTAGTGGGAACAAATAGAGGCGAAGATAAGAAGAGAGTAGATAAAGTATTAAGCTATTTAGTTAAAGAAGAAATCATCTCTAAAAAAAGTAAGAGTATTTATTCTATAATAAATAGTTTAGAATGGACAGGAAAATTATTAAATATAGGAAGACCAGTTGAATTTAATGTTCCTTTCTTCAGTGAATGGGCTCATTTGAATTATGAAGACTTGGTTTTGATTGGTTCTCAAAATAAATATGGTAAAACCACACTTGCTATGAATTTAGTTAAAAGATTTGTAGACCAAGGTATAAAACCTGACTATATTTATAATGAGTCCGGTGGTAGATATGCAAAAACAGCTTTAAAACTTGGAATGAAAGATGACGATTTTGATTCTGCTTTTACTACGGATCCATTTAATGTTATTTTGAGAAAAAATAAAGTAACTATATTTGACTGGGTAAAACCAACAGACTTTGCAAGAACAGATAATGTATTTGCTTCTCTTGTAGAAAAAGTAAAGAGAACTCATGGATTTTTAATATGTTTTGTTCAGTTAAGAACTGATGATACTTTCTTTGCAAAAGACCAAATAGCTCAGTTTCCAGCAATAATAACTCGTTATATGTATGAAGATGAAAGTGGAGAAAATACGAAGTTTGTTATAGATTCTTGTAGAGACCCTAAAATAAAAGGCAAGAAGTGGGAAATACCTTGTCATTATGATTGGGACACTAAATTAGTAAAGACTATAGAAGAAATACAACAGGAAGAAAATAAATAATGAAAAAATCATATATAAAAAAAATTAAGCTTGAAACTGTAGAAACATTTTACGATATAGAGTTAGCTCGTAATAAAATAACTCTTGGAGTAGATGTGTCTATGTATAGCACAGGAATAGCATTATTAAGAACTACAGATACTTATTTGGTTGTAGAAAAAGTTGATGTTATTAAAGTTCCTAAAACTTCTAATAGCTTTCTAATAGGCGCTGATTCATTTTTGGAGCAATTAGACCAAATAAAAAGAGCCATAATATCTAATTTTTCATTAGATAGAGTTGTCATCGAAGACTGCTTCTTTGGTTCCAATGCCAAAACACTTAAAGCTCTTGCAAGATTTGGTATATTAGTTTATGAAAGATTTAGAGGGTGTTCTAAAAAAGTTTATTTTGATTTACCTACATCAGCAAGAAGAAAGATAAGATTTAAAAAGAAAACTAAACGATCCAAGGGCCCAAAATTGAAAAAAGAAATAATACATTATATTAATACAGGATTAAATTTAAAACTAAAGTCAAACCAAACAGACGAAGCAGATGCTTTAGTGCTTGCTCTTGGTGGCTTAACAGTTGAGGAGTAATAATGAATAAAACAATTAATATCTTATTAATGTTATTAATTTTAGTATTTCATCACAGAGCAGGATATGATATTACTTATCATGATGTAATTGAATACCATGCTGGAGCTGAAGAAGTAACGATTATAATAGGTGGAGACGGTGCAAGAGTTGGTATAGTGCAATCATTAAAAGATATATCTTCTTGGGAGGAAAAAAATGGTAATTAATACAATTTTACAATTCATTTTACTCAAACGTTATTTAAAGAAGATAAAAATATGATATATAAAGTGAATAAGAAAATAGAAATATTTAAAATATTTCAAAGAATAGTTATGATGATTTTGAATTTAATTATAATTGTAGTCTTGATTTATGCAGGAAAAGAAATGAAGATGATGAGAAGCACTATTGATAAAATGAGCAATAACGTTATTCAAACTGTGAAATCTATCAATACGCTTGAACAGACTTTAAAAAATAGCATATGGTTCTAAAGGAGAAAAATCATGGATAAAAAAGAAAAGAATGACAAGTTAGATAAATTGTTAAAAAAGTATGAAAAGAAATATCTGGCTCATAAAGCATCAGATATAGTTGTAGAGCCAAAGATAAGAACAGGCGTATATGCTTTGGATTATGTTCTTGATGGTGGCATATCTCAATATAGTGGTGGTCATATAATGGAATTTTATGGTGGAGAATCTTCCGGCAAGACTACTTTCTGTTTGCATGTAATAAAGAAATATCAATCTTTAGATAAAACATGTGCTTATATCAATGCAGAAGCTTCTTATGACCCTCAATGGGCAGAGATTTGTGGTGTAGATAATGATAATCTATTAGTTCTTCATCCAGAGAGCTTAGAACAAGCTGGTGAAGCTTTAATAGAGCTTATATCTCAAGTTGACTTAATAGTTATCGATAGTATATCTGCTTTAGTTCCAGAAGAAGAATTAAAAGAAGGGAAAACATTAAGCGATAAAAATATGGCCTCTCAAGCAAAAGTTAATTCTCCAATGTGTCGTAAAATAAATAAAGTAAGAAATGGACATAAAACTACTATAATATTTATAAATCAGCTTAGAGAAAAAGTAGGAGTTATGTATGGCAATCCAGAACATACAGCAGGTGGTAGAGCATTAAAGCATTTATATGACACTCGTATTCAATTTAGAGCTGGTAAACCAATGGATGTAGGTAGTGGTGATAAGAAAGAAAGAATAGGAATGGAAATAAATTTATTCGGTAAGAAGAATAAAAAAGGAACAGCTTTCAGAAGAGCTGTTATAGATTTTTATACAAATGGTCAAGTTGATAATAAGAAGAGTATATTTTTTGCTGGAGTTAAATACAACGTTATTAATCTTAGCGGAAAAACATATACTTATGGAGACCTTAAAGTAGTTGGTAAAGATAATATGATAAAAGCATTGACAGATAAAGATTGGATAAAGATAGAGAAAGATATTTTTAAAATAAACAAATGAAAAATAAACAAGAAGAATATATATACTATCATGGAGATAAAGAAATAACCAAAGAACAATGGGATTTGCTTTCTGGATTAATAGAAAACTTGCCTATTGTAAAACAAAGGGAGCAAGATTATGAGAATCAGAGATTTAGAGAAATTGTTCGATGACGATAAAACTTTAGATTTGGTATTAGAAGATGTAGCTAAAGATATGGAAATAGTAGATAAATGGGTTTCTAATACTTTAGCTGATTTTAATGACAACACAGAAGAATTAAAGAAAGCATTAGATGAACTATCAAAAGCTTATGGCAATTTAAGAATAGTTTTAGGAGTCGCAGATACTAAATATAGAAATGGCGAAGTTGAATATTATGAACAATTAAAAATACAAGCTGAAGCTGATGGTAAAAAGTTTGTATCTGGTCAAGCCGATAAAGAAGCTTCTTTACATGTAAAAGAATATAGAAGAATTAGAAATATAGTTCAAGCATATAAAGAATCTGCTGATAAAAGAATAGTAACAATTCAATCGATATTGAAAGATGTTAATAAAGAATATAATCAACCAAAATCATAAGGGGATAACTTGAGAGTAATAATTATAATTTGTGTTATAATAAAAGCGTTTGCGATTAATACTTTAAGGAGATGGGTAAATGGACAATTCTAACATATTTAAAATTTGGGGTATTCGAAGAAGAATTTTATTAACAGATACATCAGAAATAGATTTGCTTAATGTCCATAAAAATTGTTTTTGTTCTTCTCATTATCACAAAAATAAAATTAACAAGTTTATATTAATATCTGGTGAAGTAAGAATAGAATCAGAATATGGATTTATTGTATTAACACAAGGCGAAGAATTCGAAGTTAGACCAACTTTACAACACAGATTCATTGCAACTGAAGACAGCGTAATGATAGAAGTGGCTTATGTAGAAAAAGGCAAAATAGATGCTGATGATATTGTTAGAATATCTCAAGGCGGAAGAATAGTTGATGGTAAAGAAATGACTTTAGATGAAATGAAAAAGAAAGGGTTACTGAAGCTATGAGACATCTTAAAAGATTAAGAGCATTAAGAAGAAAGAACAGAAAGAAAAGAAACAAACGTCTTGCTAAAAAAGGGAATGGTAAGTATAAAAAACATGGAGTTGTTTGATGAGATTAATAAATATTCATAACAAAGGTAGAAATATAACTCTATTTACAAGAGACGCTTCTGGAAAGCAAATTGTTATTAAGGAAAAATCTTTTTATCCTTATTATTACGAGACTGCAAAAGAGGCCTTCGGCTCGCTTAAAAGTGTTACAGGAGAATTTGTAAAGAAGATTATAGTCTCAGACCCTAAAGAGGTAAGAGCAAAACGAACCTCTGATGCTTGGGAAGCTGATGTATTGTTTTGTAAAAGGTATCTAATAGATAAAGTAGATTCATTAGAGAAAACTCCTATAAAATGGGCAATGCTTGATATTGAAGTATTAGCAACAGAACTACCAGATGTATTAGAAGCTAAATATCCTATATCGTGCGTTACAATTTATAATAATTTCAGTAAAGAATATCATACTTTCTATATGAAAGATTATGAATCCGAATATAAGATGATGGACGCTTTTATAGAATATATACGAAAAGAGAAGTTTGACTTGTTATTAGGTTGGAATATGACTAACTTCGATATGCCTTATTTAGCGAATCGATTTCCTGATTTCTCAGAACGAATCAGTCCGATAAATGAAACTCGTTATGGAAGAGATTGTCCATATCCAGCAGGTATATCTATAGTTGATTATTATTCTTGGTTTAAACAGATAACTCAGAATAGAGAAAAATCTTATAAATTAGATGACATCTCTCAGAAATACTTAGGAGATGCTCCAAAAAAAGAAATTCCTTTTGATGTTCTATCAGAAGATTTAAAAGCAAAAAATAAACTTGATGTAGAACAACTTGTAAGATTAGAAGAACAGAAAAATCTTATACCTTATTTTGATGAAATAAGAAGATTAAGTAAAGTAGAATGGGAAGATATGATTTGGACTTCTCGCATTATAGATATGCTATTATTACAAGAAGCAAAAAAACAAAATGTAGTTCTTCCTATGAAACCCTCAGAAGAGAGAGGAACTCTTACAGAGAAAGAAGATTTTGAAGGCGCTTATAGAGAAGCATTTAAGACTGGACTATTTAAAAATATAGGAGTCTATGATTTGACTTCTGCATACCCGACTGCAATAAAAGACTTTTGTCTCGATTCTGCAAATATTACATTGACTAAAGAACAAGATTCGATAGAAGTAAATAATATACATTTCAAACAAACCAAAAATGCTATATTGCCTACAGTTGTTGATAAGTTGTTATCTTTAAAAAATAATATTAAGAAGAAGATGTCAACAATGTCAGAAAACGATTCTGATTATGAAAATGTAGAACAAATGTATAGTGCAATAAAATCTATTGTTAATAGTGCATATGGCGTGTTTGGTAATCGTTTTTTCAGAATGTATGATAAAAGAGTAGCTTCAGCTACGACCTTTATAGTCCGGTCGCTACTGCATTATGTTAAAGATAAAGTAGAAGCTCTTGGACATGAAATTATATATATAGATACAGATAGTGTATTTATTAAGAGTGAAGAAAATCTAACAGTAATTTTAAATGATTTAATTAAGCAATGGGGAAAAGAGACTTTTGGAAAAGAAGATGTCAGTATTGAGTTCGAATATCAAGGGATTTTTAAGAAACTATTGCTTCTGACTTTATGCAGATATGTAGGAGACCTTAAAAAACCGAACGGAGAGATGAAAGAAGAAATGAAAGGCATAGAGGCCAAACGAAAAGATTCTACTATTTTTCAGAAAAAATTTCAGAAAGAACTCATTAAAAAGATAATGAATGAAGTAGATAAAAATGAAATCTTTGAATGGATAAAAGCTCAATTAGAAATTATCGAAAAAGCTTCATTAGAAGAGGTAGCATTTCCTTGTAAATTAGGAAGACCTATTGAAAATTATAAGAATGTTCCTATTTTCGTAAGAGCATTAAAGAATGCTAATTTGACTAAAAAGGTTGGAGAAGGTTTTAATTATATATATGTAAATCCAACAGAATATGAAATGAAAACAGAATCAGTAGAGTTTATAGATGGTAAAAAATTAACAGCGGGGAAATTAAAAGATTCATGGAAAGAATACTTTGGAGAAGAAATTTTAGTTAAAGATATGACTCAAGAAAAGAAAGAAGAATTAATTAATCATTTAGAAGAAAAAGGACGAATAACAACAGAAAAAATAGAAGTAAAAGGTAAAGCAAAAGATGTCATGGCATTTGATAAGAAAACTATAGATACTATAAAAGATATTGATTGGGATAGGATAAAAGAGAGGAATATTCTGATGAAGTTAGATACGATTTTCGAAGCTATGGATTGGGATTTGAGAAAAGTAAGAGCAAGTAAGATGAAACAGTCAATCATGTATCCGCCTAAAGTAGAATCAAAAGATACAGAAATGGCACCTGTAAATCAGACAACTAAACCTGTAGATGAGATAGCTGAATATGTAAAAAAAGAAAAAGCGAAAGAAGCAACTTCTAACAAAAAGAAAAAACCTGAAGTAACTATTAAAGAAAATCAGTTAGAATTAAATTTAAAAGAATCAAAGCCAATCACAGCAGAAATTTGTCAAAATTATATTGAAGATGATGAGATTAATGTATCTCATTCATTCAAGACCGATTCAGGAATAACAGATAGAACAATCATGATTGCTGAAGCATTTGGTTTAGGTATAGATGAGACAAAAGAATTTACAATATATGACAATTTCAAGCTTAAAATAAAATCTAATGATATTATATATATAACAGGAGATAGTGGCTCAGGTAAGAGCTGGATAGTAAATAATGTCTTTTCTAAGATGAAAGATTCTATTTCGTTTAATGATTTAAAGATTGATGATGAAGAGATATTAATAGAAGGAGTCGGCAAAGATTTAAATGATGCTTTGAAAAAGTTAAACACAGCTGGATTAGGAGATGCTTTCTTATATTTAAGAAAATATAAACAGTTGTCAGATGGTCAAAAATATAGATATAGAATAGCCAAGTTCATTGATGCAGATAAAAGAGTCTGGATTCTTGATGAGTTTTGTGCAACTCTTGATAGAACAACTGCTAAAATAGTATCGTTTAATCTACAGAAAATAGCACGTAAGCTTAATAAAATGGTAGTAGTCGCAACAACTCACACTGACTTAAAAGACGCTTTAAAACCAAGTGTATTCATCAAAAAAGGATATGAATCAGATGTTACAGTAGAAAGACATGAAATAACAGATTATCCTAAAAGACTATCTATTCATGATAAAGTCAAAGTAGAATTAGGAACAAAGGAAGATTATAAGAAGTTATCTAAGTTTCATTACAGACAAGCAAAATTGGGAGCAGTTAAGAATATTTATAAAATGACTTATGAAGATGATGTAATAGGAGTCATAGTAATAACATATCCTCATCTTGCTCTTAAAGGAAGAAACATATACACTGATAAAAAATATTCTAAAATGAGCAAAGAAATATGCACACAGATTAATAAAGACTTTTCTTGTATTTCAAGAGTAGTCTTGTTACCAAAATATAGAGGTATCGGTTTGTCTTATTATATGATAGGCGAATATTTTGAAAGATTTGCAGATACTAAATATATAGAAACTGTAGCAGTTATGGCGAATTATAACCCATTCTTTGAAAGGGCGGGTATGACAAGAGTAGATACAGAAGGCGATATTAAAAGAACTGAGAAGATTTCTAAATTAGAAAAATATGGATATAACATATCACTATTATCAAGTGCAAAATATAATCAAAAAGTATTTGAGACTCTAAATGCAGAACAGCAAGAAGAAGTTAAATGTATAGCTAAGAATATATTAAATCGTTACAAGGGCCAAATAGTAAAATTATTCTCTAAGGGAAAAAGCATAGATGAAATAATAGATGACAGTTTATTTAAAGTTATGAAAGAATTACCAAGACCAAATACAGTTTATCTCATTAAGGAGAATGATAATGCTGAAAAAATGTAAATGCAAAAACCCACAACCAAAAATAATAGGCAATTGCGAGATATGCTCTATATGTCGTGGACTAATCTATAAAATAAGAATCACTTTTCACAAAAAAACAAGCGTTAAACCTAAAAAAAGAAAGTATAATAGAGCTAAAATTAAAAGACAAATACAAAAGGAGATATGAGATGATAGCAATAATTAAAGCGTTTGTATCAGGCACAGTTATAGGTATGATAGGTGGAGCTGTGATGATGTTTTTAGTTATAAGAAATGGTTATGTAAAAGTAAGAAAGAAAAGAAAGTTACCAAGAGATTTAGAAATAGGTTAAAAAAACGTTAATTAGAAAGGAGGAAGATTATGATACGCTCAGAACACATCAAAGAAGAGTTAAAGGTCATAGATGGCGCTATAGAAAAGAAAGAAGTTACTCTTGATAATATAGCTAAAGCTATAACTTTGGTTGTTAAACTCCTGCAAGATATGAGAAGCAATCAAACAGCTATTATGAAGAAGACCGGTGTTACGCTAAGAACAAAGCCAACCGCTGATTCCTCTGAAAAATAGCAGTTTATATAGAGGAGAGTCAAAAACAGCTCTCCTCTACTTTTCTTGAATTATTGACTATATTGCTTGACAATGCACTCATAAATATGCTATAATAAAGATAAGAATAAAGAAGGGATAGAAGATGAAAAATAAAGGTAGAAAAGCAGAAGAAAAGTTTATCAAGACTATTAACAGTGGAGCTTTTTATCAAAAAGGAGATGCTGTTTCCGATACTCATTGTCTTGAGATTAAATTTACTGAGAAAAAATCTTTTCGTCTTTCTATTGATTTACTTGAAAAAATTAGAAATGAAGCTTTTGACCAAAATAAATTTCCTATGTTTGGAATTATAATAGAACAACCAAATGAAAGATGGTTATTAAAAGTTGATATAGTCAAGGAGAGAATATGAGTAAAAGAGGAATATGTATAGACTGTGGGAATCAAACGAGTTATTGGAAAACTACTCGTTGTTGGAAATGTTATACTAAATATTCTCAGATGTCTATTCATAATCCAAATTATAAAAACGGATTTCATAGTAAATTAGATAACTCAAAAAGAAATCATTGTATAGACTGTAATAAAGAAATCACTCCATATTCATCAAGATGTCATTCCTGTGGAATGAAATATAAAGTCAAAAATTCAAAAGAACGTTTAACTAAAAAATATTATTGTATTGATTGTGGAGCAGAAAAAAGTTCTAATGGAAAAAGATGTCGGTCTTGTGGGATTAAAAATAGCTTTGATTCTGGAGAAAGAAATCATCGTGGAAGCAATAATTCTAATTGGAAAAATGGTAGAACTTCTTTAACTAAAAGAATAAAAAATATAGATGAATACATTCAATGGAGAAAAGAAGTATTTGAAAGAGATAACTTTACTTGTCAAGAATGTGGTCAATATGGAGGCGAGTTGGAAGTTCATCATAAAACATCTTATGCTAAAATATTATCAGAATTCTTAAAAGAATACGACCAATTCTCACCATTTGAAGATAAAGAAACTCTTGTAAGATTAGCAATGAAATATAAACCATTTTGGGAAATAGATAATGGTCAAACTTTATGCAAAGATTGTCATAAATTAACAGAAACTTATTTATTACATAAAACAAAAAAGGAGATATAAAATGATTACAAAATGGACTGAAGATAAAAAGAAATTAATAAGAGCTTATCTTAAATCAGGTATGACTATACCGGAGATTTCGATAGCTTCGAAAATTTCTTTAGACTCAATTCAACATGCTATCAGTAGATATAATCTCAGACAGGGTATTGAGACTCGAATAGTTCAAAAGGTAAAAGAAGATACAAGAGACGATATAATACAAAAAGGCAATAAAAAGATTAAACGTCAAGACATCGTTACTATGGCAAAAGCGATAGGTGAAGAAGTATATAATCATTACAAAGTTATTCCTTTAGACGAACCTAAAGCACCAAAAGGCAAAGCGAAAAAAGAAGAGACTTCTATATTAGATATATCAGATATTCACTTAGGCATGATAAATGAAGTTTTTGATAGCAGGACAGGAAAGAAAGAAATTACATATAATATGAATATATTTGAAAAAGAACTTGAAGTTCTACAACAATCTGTTTTTGAGATACATAAACTATTATCAAATGCTTACAGATTGCCCAACTTAGTTATTAATATTTTAGGTGATATTGTAACTAATGATAGAATTTTTCCAGAGCAAACGTTTGAAATAGAAAAGGTAGTTGGCTTGCAAGTTTTTGATGCTATATCTTATCTTACAAAACTTGTAAACAATCTATTAACAGTATATGAAAATATTAAAGTAGTAGCTGTAGTAGGAAATCACGGTAGAAGTAATCCTACTCATTATAATGAACCAGTTGAAAATAATTTTGAATATTTTATTTATAGAACATTACAAAAACAGTTTCAAGACAGTAAAAGAGTTACTATTATTGTTCCTGAAACAAGAAGATACATTCACGATATTTGTGGTTGGAAACATTTGATAGAACACGGAGACAATATGAGAGGTTCTACTGATACAGCAATAGAAAAACAGATTAAAGACCTGAAACTTAATGTCGGTGGCTTTGATGCTTTACATTATGGTCATTTTCATTCACTTAAAGAAAGAGAAATATCAGACAGCGTAATTGTAAAACAAAACGGATGTTGGATTCCTAAAGATAATTATGGATTTGTTAAGTTTAAAAATTATAGTATTCCTAAGCAACATTTCTTTGGCTGTAATGAAAAAAGAATTGAAACTTGGGGATATAAAATCGACCTAAGAGGATAATAATATGATATTGACCATTATTAAGATTCAAAAAAAGAGTTCAAGATATGGTGGGCATTTCTTTTACGTGTTCTTCAAAAGCGTAGATAATAAGAAATCCTATTACTCTTGTCTTTATCCAAAGATGAGAAACTTTGCAAGATGGAAACAAGTTATGGATATTGGAATTACTCTTTCTAATTTAAAGTTAGTCAAAGGTAAAACCAATCTTGTAGATGCCGATAGTAAATTCGTTATAGTAGAAGAAAAAGAATAGTCGAATTAAACCCAAAGGACATGTTTAATGAGAACGCTGTTAATTGCTGATATACATATAGAAGATAATGCTATAGAAGAAATAGATTCTATCTTCAATAATGATATTTTTAAAATTAAAGCAGATAGAGTTATTCAATTAGGAGACCTTTTCAACAAGAATCGCCCTACCCCTAAAGAACTCAAATTCGCCACTCAGTTAATTCACAAATCAACAACTTTATATAAAAATGTTACTTTGTTAGCAGGCAATGGTTCACATGAATTTTTAAATAATGTAGCAGTTATTGAATATTTAAAAGAATTAAGCGGAAAAATAAAGATAGAAACTAAAGACCATTTTATTCAAGATAATGTTTATTACGGTCACCATATGTTACATGAATCTAAGTTAGAATATGGCACTGGGAAATGTGGTCTTAAAGACTTAGCTAAATATAATTACGCTATACTTGCTCATCAGCATAGTTTTCAGCAATTTAATGATAAAGTATATCATTTAGGGTCTATACGTTATCAGAATTTTAATGAATCAGGAGATATAAATAAGTATGTTGCTATTCTTACAGATAATAATAAGTTAGAGTTTATTCCTTTAAAATCTACAATTAAAATGTTAGATGTCAAATCTATATCTTCTTTAGATAATTTAGATAAGAATTATAAAGTAAGATTAATTATATCTTCTTTTGAACAATTTAAGAAATCTATTAATGAAATACATAAATATAAATCCAAATTTAAGCAGTTTAAAGTTAAATGAGATTTTGAAAAAGAAGTAACTGTAATAGAAAAAGCTACAGAATCTAATAAGAAGTTGGAAGAAATACTCGAAGAAGGCATTGCTAAAGTTAAAGATAAAGAAGTAAGAAAGCTTTTGAAGGAGAGTTTAAAATGAATTTAACTCATATATGTCCTATATGTGGTAAAAATTATTTAAGAAATATTTTACATGGCACTCCTAACCCAGATATGATTTGTCCGCATTGCGAACTTGAAAATATAACAAACCCACCTTTAAGATATTATATTGCTGGCGAAGAAGTTACATTAGAAGAATATAACAGATTTATAAATGGAGAATAAATTGGATAATCTTACTCAAAAAATAAAAAAATTAAACGACATCTATCATACAATGCGTAAACAATATACGACTCTAAAAAAGATGTTTAAAAATCATAGCACTATTAAACAAAAGTTTGTATTATCTGAAGAAATACTAATGCAGGGATATATGCTTGTCAAAGAAAAAATAGAGTCAACTGAAACTCACAGAGAATTTAATAGAATTATAAAAGATATAAAGAGGAAAAAATAATGAGTTCTTTAATTGTAGAAGTTTGTAAAATAAATAATGTTGAAAAACACCCAAATGCCAATCGCTTAGACTTAGCTACTGTGAAGGGTTGGACTTGTATTGTAGGTAAAGATAATTACAAAGTTGGAGACTTAGTTATTTATTGCCCACCTGATTCTATTATACCTGATAACATTATAGAACAATATGACTTAGAATTTTTAAAGAAGAATGGAAGAGTAGGCACTATTAAATTAAGAAAGTATATATCACAAGGATTAATTTTAAACGTTCCAGAAGATAAGAATTGGAAAGAGGGAAAAGAAGTATCTAAAGAATTAGGAATAATTAAATATAAGCCACCTATATCTTGTAACTTACAAAAAGGATTTAATCAACCTACTAAGAAAAAAAGAAATCCTTTATTTGATAAATATACTGATATAGAAAATATTAAGAATTACAATACAGTATTTAAAGATGGAGATGAAGTAGTTATTACAGAAAAAATACACGGGACAAATTTTAGAGCTGGCAATTTGCCGAGATATAAAGATAATCTATTAGGTAAGATATTAGCATTTTTCTTTGGGAAGTATGAATTTGTATATGGAAGTCATAGAGTTCAAAAGACAGTTACGAATAGGAAAATGGGATTCTATGGAGAAGATGTATATGGCAAGATAGCAAAGAAATATAACTTGAAAGAAATTATTCCAAAAGATTACATTCTATATGGGGAAATATACGGAAAAGGAATTCAAGAATTGGAATATGGAATGAAAGATATAGACGTTGTATTCTTTGATGTTAAATATAAAGGAAAATATTTAGATTCTATAGAATATTCTCAATTCTGTGGTAACAGAAATCTTCCGATTGTTCCTGTTTTATATATAGGAAAATACAAAGAAGAAGATTTAAGTAATCATACACAAACAAGTTCTGTTCTTGCATATAGGATATGTAACTCAGACCATATAGCAGAGGGTTGTGTAGTTAAATCTTTAACAGAAGAATATAATAAAAGAGTAGGAAGAAAGATATTAAAGAGCATTAACCCAGAATATCTATGCAGTAAAAACCGAACGGAGTATCATTAAAGATGAAGTTTGAAGTTTTAAGTAGAGATGCAATAAAGAATTTTATAACAGATGACAAACATATTGTAATTTCTGTAAGAGACCCTGATTCAGAACATGCAGAGTTACCAAAATTAGAATCTCGCTTATCTGTTTTGGATTTAGAATTTTCTGATGTAGATTGGGCAAAGCCAAGTTTTGCTTATGTTATATTTACTAAAGAGATGGCAAAAAAGATATTGACGAATGTTAATAGATATAAAAAGGAAGTAGATTTAATTATTTGTCAATGCGAAGCTGGAATAAGCAGAAGCGCTGGCATTGCAGGCGCTTTAAGTAAGATTATAAATAATGATGATACTATTTATTTTAAGAAATTTATACCTAATAGATTAGTTTATCGAACAATTTTAGAGGAACATTATGAGAATAAATAAGATAACACTTAAATGTAAGGTATGTGCCAAAAGAATTTGTCAATCAACAGCACGTTATGGGCTAAAAATGTGTCAAAGTTGTGCCAAAATTAAACACGGTAAAACACTAAAAAAGCATTACTGTGTAGATTGTGATAAAGAAATTAGCAATTATCAACATAAAAGATGTTGTTCATGTTCTGCAAAATATAAACATAAAATTGGAATTTTAAATGCATATGGAAAAAACAACGGAAGATATAATCACGAAAAACATAAAAAATATCACTGTAAAATTTGTAATGTTAATGAAATAACTTATGAAACATGGCGAAAAGGTCAAGGAATGTGTAATTTTTGTTCTTATCAAGGAAGAAATAATCCAAATTGGAAAGGCGGAAAATCTTTTGAACCATACCCACTTGAATGGACTAAAACATTTAAAGAACATATTAGATACAGAGATAATTATGCTTGTCAGTTTTGTGGTCAGACACAAAATCAGGAGAAAAGAGCATTATGTATTCATCATATAGATTATAATAAAGAAAACTTACAAGAAATTAATTTGATTAGTTTATGTTTATATTGTCATATGAAAACTAATGGAAGCAGAGATTTTTACTATGCTTATTTTACTTATATAATGGAGAATAAACTTGAAACTATTAAAGATTAAATTATATAACTTTAGAAATTTCAAAGGAAATCATGAATACGATTTTTCGAAGTTGAATTTTATTTCTGGAAGAAATGGAACAGGCAAATCTACTATATCGTTATTTGCTATATTATTTGCATTATATGGCTATTCTTATTCTTCTTTAGCGAGTCTTGTAAATAAAGAATGTAAGAATTGTAGAGTAGAATTAAAAATTAGTCATGAGAAAAGCATCTATATTATTAAAAGAAGTTATCCTACTTCTGTAGAAATAATAAAGGATGGAGAAAAGTTAAAATTTGCTACTTCTATAGAAGCTAATAATTATATTGTGAATTTATTCGACTCAAGAGATAATTTTGTTAAATTTAGAATTATAGATGCTTACTCTCCAGAGTCAGATATTTTGAGTGCTGGACCCTCAACAATCAAAAAAACATTGTTCACTCTTACGCAGGAGATATTCAATAATGCCAAGACTAAACTTCAGACTATCAAATCAGAACGTGAAAGATTAAATAAAGATGGTATGACAGTTTATACTCATCATCCAAGCGACAAGAGATTAGCTATTTTAAATAAAGGTATATCAGATGTTACAGAACAATATAGAGACGTTGTTAAAGAATTAAACGAATTTGAAAAAGAGTATCGTATAGAACAAAGAGAAAAAGGTAATGCTGAAGGACAGAAAACTAATTATACTTCTCAGAAAAATAAAATACTTTCAGCGCCAAAAACATGCTATGCTTGTAAACAAGCTATTTCTCAAGACAATCAAAAACGTCAGCTTGACGAAATAAATAATAAAGTTATACAATTGAACAATCAAATTAAAAAGAACATAGAATCTCTTGGTATGCAAAACGATATAATGCAGACATATAAGACTAATAAAGAAGAAATACAAGCACGTATTAGCACGTTAAACAGTATTAAAACTCGCTTAGAAGCTCGTATGAAGCAGAAAAATCTTATATATAGCACTAAAGACGTTCTTATAGTGAAACAAGCTCTTAGTGAGTTAGATAACTTATCTTCATATTACTTAAAAGAAAGTATCAAAGTCCTTGAGCCAATTATTAATTCAGTGCTTGAAAAAATTGGATTTACTGTTAGCTTTACAATAGATGACAAAGGAAAGTTTACAATACTCTACAATAAAGATGGAATAACATATACACAAAAAGATTTATCAACAGGACAAGCTACACTTATGCAGATAGCATTTAAGTTATCATTATTAATATCTCAAAATAAAACAGGTATTATTGTTGCAGATGAAGGATTAGGAAGTCTTGATGAAGATAATCTCCTGCACGTTGTAAGTATTTTTGAGTGTTACCCTTTTCAGTTATTCTTAGTTCTACACAATGCACCAGATATGCCATCATCAGTAAAGGTAATTAATTTAAATGAATAATACATATATCACATCAGATTTACATTTAGGACACGCTAACATTATGAAATATTGCGGTCGAACTATTTTTATGACAGATAAAGATAAAGAGAAATATAATCATTATCTTACTGCTTCTGAAGAAGAACAACGTTCTTTTAAAGTAAGCAAAGAATCTTTATACAGACATGATGAAGGTATCATCAAGAGATGGAATGAAAGAGTTGGAAAAACCGACAAGGTATATCATATCGGAGATTTTTGTTTTAAGAATTCATTAAATAGAGGTGAAGGAATAAATGTTACAGCAACTTCTTGGAGAGATAGATTAAACGGAGAGATTATTTTTATTAAAGGAAATCATGATAGAAATAACACATGCAAGACTCGAATTCAAAATTTAGTGCTTAATATTGATAATCATTATATTAATTTGGTTCATGACCCTGCAAGAGCAGATATGAATTATGAAATTAATTTAGTTGGGCATGTTCATAATGCTTGGGTTTGTAAGAGAATTAAACAAGGATTTAGTTTCACTGATGCGTTTAACGTGGGTGTTGATATGCATAATTTCTATCCTATTACTTATGATGAGATTAAAAACAAATATAATAAATGGTTAAAGGGACAAAAACATGGCTAAAAAACGCATCATAGTGCTTGTAGGTAATATCGGTTGTGGTAAATCAACCATAGCTCAAGACTATGTAAAAGATGGCTATATCGCTATTGTAAGAGACCAATTAAGATATGCTATAGGAGATGGACAATATGTTTTTAATAGAGATTATGAATATATAATTTGGAAGACAGAACAATATATGCTTAGAAAATTTCTTGAATTAGGAGTCAATATTGTAGTAGATGAAGTTGGAGTTTCTAAGAAATTAAGAAAAAAATATATTAAGGTAGGAAAAGAATTTGGTTATAGCGTAGAAGCAGTAGTGCTTCCTCGTTTAAATATGAAAGAAGCAGTAAGTAGAAGAATAAAAAACCCACATGGTCAACCAGATAAAAAACTTTGGGAAGAAGTTTGGATTCATTTCGATAAAATATACAAAGACCCAACACATGAAGAAGGATTTGATTCTATACTAAAATTAAAAGGAGTGTCTAATGACAACAAAATACTGCCCTAAGTGTGATACGATTGTGGTAGTAAAAGATAAAACTGTAACATGTGATAAATGTCAAAGTAAACTAAAAGAACTAACAGACCTGTAAGGAGGTATCAAATGGCAGATATAAAGTTAAAAGATATAAAAATAAAATGTCCAGTATGTAAAAAAGAAATGAAGAGATTCGGTTCTCCGGAAGCTCATTTAACTCCAGTTCATGACGAAGGAATATTATTTCCAAAAGAAATTAAATGCTCTGTATATCATATTTTTAGTTGTGAGAAATGCGAAATAAAAGTTTCAAAACCAGAGAACAAAATATATAGACCATCAGATGCATCACCAGACCATGCAGTTGTTGTTATAAGAAAGGAGAAATAAATGTTAAATCCAATTAAAGTATTATGTAAATTATATGGCACTTGGGTAATAGTTTATTTGAGTTGTTATATATTATTGGCTATAGCATTGTGTATTAACTATTATCTAAGAACTTGTTAATTTGTTTCATTAACTGAAAGGAGAAATACGATGGAAGAAAAGAAGATATTAGGGCCCGATGGCAAAGCAGTGGTTAAACCAGAACCAAAAACAGTAGAAATACCTGAAGATATGAAGAAAAAAATAGATGAAAAGCGTATGGCAAGAAGAGAATTAATGCGTGAATTCATGGACGTTTCTCTTCAGAGAGCTTTAGCTGTTCAAAGAGAACAAGAGCTTCTCATTAAGTTAAAGAATAACACAGAAGCATTAAATGGTAAGATAGAATATGCTCATAAGAAGTTAAGATTAGATAAAGATGTTGAGTATAGATATAGTTATAGAGAAGATGGAAAGTTCGTGGCTATAAAAAAGAAGAAGAAAGTATAATAATGCGTAAATTTATAGATATATCAATTGAAGCATTGGCAAAGAGGTTTTGTAAAATATGTCCTTACTGTAATAGAAACGTTCCGTCAATTTCGTTTTTCACAAAGAATGGATGTCTTTGGTGTGATGGTAAGGGCAGAGCGAAATGTGTTATCAAATGACATATTACGTTAGACATCTTGGAGTCATTAGAAAGACTTTATTAAGAATCTTAAATGTTTTTATGATAGTAATGATTCCAATTGGAGCTTATAGTAACAAAAAATTTTTAGAATCATTCCCTAATAAGAATAAAGAATCTTATCGTCAATGCTTCATAGAAGAAATAAAAATATGGATAGAAGGATTTAAATTTGGAGAATAGAATGATAAATGGTGCTATAGATAGTTTTGGTAGAGCGATACAATGTTTGTTTGAATTATTTATGAAACCTTTTAGAAAGAAGGTAGGTGAGGATATGGAGATTACACGCAGGTAAGAATGCTAAAATAGTTTATGAAATATCAAAGAAAGATTTAAAGAAACACAGTTCATAGAAGATTAACCGACAAAGAGAAAGGAGGCTGTTGATGAATAAGCCGAAGAAGAAAAAGATAGACCATAGTAAATCAGACCTTATTTGTAATAATATAAATTCTTTATATGGCTACAACCAAGCCTGTGATGAATATGAGGCATACCTCAAAGCCTTAGATGAGCGTGAGTTGGGGGAAGATGAGATAGCTGGAATAGTAGGGAAAGAAGTCTGTAGACACCCCGATAGAATTTCTGTGAGTGGTATAGTAGAAGCTATAATTAAAGCCAGAGAGTTAAAGAGGGGGAGAGATGAAGAAGTTTATCCATAGATTTAGAATGTTTTTATTTAATAGAAAAGAAATGTCAGGACATCTTTTATTTGCATTTACAATGATGGATATTGGTAGATGGTTTTTTAAGAAAGCACATAATTGTAATATTTGTGGTAGCCTTAATGTTCAGGGATACAAGAGTGGCATAGGATTGTGTTGTCCTAGATGTGGAGAAAGTCAATGAAAAAAGAGAAGTCAATACAAGTAGAGAGGGAGTTATGAAAGAGATTAGAGATGTGTTAGAAAAGTTAATAGGAGAAGCAGATTCTACTATGGGTTGTTGCACCCCAGATAAAGCCCTTGCCGAAATAAAGAAGATATTCTCTAGGTTGGTAGGAGAAGATAGGACATATGATATAGACCCTACTTCTTGTGAACCTGTAAATGAAATGGACAGAGGATACAACCAAAGAGGAGCAGAGATTAGAAAGAAAATAGAGGGAGAATAAAAATGTATAAACCTATAATGTATTATCATGTAGATACTTCTAATAGAGGCGACTGGGCTATTAAGAAGAGCTTAACAGAAGCTATTCAAGAAAGAATAGATGTCCCTTTTGCTTTTATGAGTGTAAAGAATGATGAGCTAACTGAACAACGTATATTAAAACAATTAAACACGAACTGCTCTGGGTTGATGATTGCTGGCAGTGGTTTATATACTAATTATTCAAAAAGTAGTAATTGGTATTTTCCATGTAAGACAGAATTATTTGAAAAGATACAAGTTCCTATAATGCTTGTAGGACTTGGAAATAATCAAAACTTACAAGGTAATGTATTAAACAGCGAGCTTAAAGAAGAGACAAAGAAAAGTATTAAACTTATAAATGATTTAGCTACTATATCGTCTGTCAGAGATAAAAGAACTTATGACTTACTTTCAAGTTTAGATATAACAAAGCATAAACTAATGTTGGACCCTGCAAATTTTTTAAGAGTAAGACAAGTTCCTAAGAAAAGAAGAGTAGCTATTCAAATTGCACAACACGCTCCTATATTAGGTCGTTTTGATGGCACTACAAAATTAAGAGATTACAATGTAAAGTCCTTTGCAGAAATATCAAAATTTTTAATGACTAAAGATTTCGAAGTTGTGTTTATAGCTCATGACGCTCTCGAACATTCTTTAATTCTTGATTTGCAAAAGTTAGTTCCAGAAATACAAGGTCTCAATACAGATGATTTAGATTTAATGTTAAGAACTTATGCAGAATGTGAGTTTACAATAGGATCCAAAATGCATAGTAACATTATGTCATTTGCTTCTGGAACACCGTTTCTTAGTTTATATTACGACAAAAAACATATAGAATATATGAAAATGCTCAATGCAAAAGAATTAGGGATAAATATATTTA